ATTCAGGACCGTTTGGATTGTCGAAGTACATGTCTACTGGAGCAATAGTTGCTGAAACAGTACCGCTAGCAGTTGACAAATCAACCGGAGTGCTATTTACGTTAGCGTTCAAGGGAGTTGCTGAAACAGTAAATGTACTATTATTTCCTGCATCAACTACCTTAAGAATCCAATATAGTGTGCCTGCTACTAGTCCGCCGATGTTGCTAGCAACGACAAAAGGCATACCTGCGATAATACCAAGATTAGTGAAGTTTGCTGAGGTTGTTACTAGATCAGTAGCAGCGGTTGTGTTTGTGATTGTTACGACTGCCTGTGCTTTAGCAATCTTTAGTGGACGTCCCATTTGTTTTCTCCTTATAATTGAGGGTTCTAGCCTCTACGCGGTGGGTGCCGCATAAACAATCTCACCACGAGATTGTGTAATGTATTTATCTTTATTACGAAAAATTAAGGAGCTAACTTCCAGGGTCTACCTTGGTCTGGAAGAAGCGCGCGGTCTGCCCATGTAGTGAATACGTTGTATTCTCTATAATATGGCTCGCCTACTGCGCTTCTAATAGGTTCGCTAACATACAATAACTTTAAGCTAGCTTTGGCTTCTTGTAGTGTGAGACCTTGTGCTAATGCTAAAGCTGGAGCTTCTGTTTCAATATAGTCGTTCCAGCTATCATAACCTACTGGTACTGGGGGAAGTGCCATTATAGTCGTCCTACTGCTACTTCAATGACGCCTTCATAACCGTCAAAGTCTTCCAACGCTTTACCAATGACTGTACCGATAGTTGGGAAGTATTCAGGACGAGCAAATCCATTTCCACCTGAAATGAGCATGTCACCCTTCTTGATCTTACCACGAACTTTACACGGCACACGTCCTTGTAGAGCGATTGCTGTCAACAATCCAGGGCATGTTGCGTTCATAACATACGCAGGGTTAGTTGACACTACGCCAGCTACTTTATTTGTTCCGTCTTCTGCGATAGTGACTTCCTTATCGCCTCCGAACATCAATACAGTTCCTGGTTCATATATGTCATCGGCCTCATAGTATTCTGCCAAGTCAGCGTAAGTAGCTTGCATTCTAGAACCAGCAGTTAGTGTCCAGTTGCCGGTAATACTACCAGCAGTAGTATTGGCCCCTGTAGTTAATGTTGTACCAAATAATGTAGCAGATGTTCCGCCGACTGTAGAGTTAGATACGATGTTTCCGTTCACATTTAAAGCATTTGTAGCATAGTTAAATGTAAAGTTTGCGCTGGCGGCAAGCAGTCCTACAGCATTATATTGAATCTGAGTATTTGAACCAGCAGCGCCGCCGATGACGCTACCCTGACTTACCCAAGATAGGTTACCTGAACCATCAGTTGACAATAGTTGTCCGCTTGACCCGCCGGTCAAAATGACGTTACCGTTGCTGCCGAGATTAGCTTTAGCGCCGGTAAAGTTGATGTTTCCTGCGAAGTTCGAAACACCAGAGACGGACAACGAGCTTAATGTACCGACACTAGTAATGTTGGGTTGTGCTGCTGTTGTCAATGTACCTGTTAGTAATGAAGCACCTATTGTACCTGAGTTAGCATAGACATTGCCAGCAGTAGCATTACCAGTGACGCTCAAGCTTGATAGAGTACCAACACTTGTAATATTTGGTTGAGCATTTGTTGTTACTGTACCGGCAGTTGTAGCAGAACCAGCAGTATCAGCATTTAGATTTGCGACTTGTGTGGTTGAAGTTACTACGAAAGGAGCAGTACCAGTTGCTACGTTACTGATTAACTGAGGAGCAGTAACATTTGCGGTAGCAAGTAGCTGTGCTGCACCCAAGTTACCTACGTTAGCATTGCCTGACACACCTAACGTACCAGAGACATTAGCACCAGTTGAAGTAGCCGTGATTCTTGCTCCACCGACTGCGTTTATAGTAATATTGCCGTTAGCGGTGATAGTTACATTTGAATTTCCGTTTTGTAACAAGCCACTGTTGATAGTGGAAATGTTACCCACTGTAGCGATCAGTGTAGATGTGCCTAAGTTGCCAGTGTTGGCATTACCTGAAACGTCTAGTGAGGTTAATGTACCCACGCTCGTAATGTTGGGTTGAGCATTTGTTGTTAGCGTACCAGTGAGTGTAGTAGCCGAAAGACTTGTTAAACCAGCGACTGTAGTTGTAGTAGCACCTAACGTTAGTGTAGTGCTGCCCAATGTCAGTGTTGAATTAGCTAGTCGTGCTTGAGCAAGAGTACCGGTTGAAATGTTACTTGCGTTAAGCGAAGTGATGCCAGATCCATTACCGTTGATCACCCCAGAAATGTTAGCGTTTGCAGTTACATTTAAGTTTCCGGCTACGTTCGCATTAGCACCAACTGACAATACGTTTCCGATCGAAGTGTTATTAGCACTTAGATTTGAGGTTACATCTAGTAAGGTTACTGAGAGATTTCCGGTAGCAGCGTTAAACGAAATGTTGGCATTTGCTCCTAAAGCACGATTGCCAGTGCCGCTGCTGTTTACGAATACAGGATAGAATGTTCCTGTTGTTTGAGCAGTTACTACTTGGAAGTCTGATACGTTAGCGTATGAAACGTTCAAGTTTGCTACTCTGTCAGTACTTGTTACAGTGAACGGTGCTGCTACACCTGTTGCTACGTTTGAAATAAATCTCGTAGCAGTAGCAACTCCGTTAGCATTTAGATTTCCTACATTAGCGTTTCCGTTAACATTTAAAATCTGACTGGTATAGTCCCAAGTAAAGTTGCTGTCGCCGTCTAATAGATTACTATTATTATATTGTACTGAGTTAGTTGTTCCGCCGGCGTTTGCTGTGCCTGAGCCACCTACGCTAGTAATTGCTCTACCGCCTGTTGTATAGACAAAGCCAGTAAGTCCACTAGTTGTTCTAGGACTAAATGTATTTCCACCTACTGTTTCTGAGATAGTAATCCATGTATTAGGTGCCGAAGTGTCTTTAGTTTTAACGTAATAGGTTTGTCCTACAATGATATCACTGTTAGCAGTATCTACGTTTCCTCCAAATATAATCGGATCGTTGACAGTAAAGGGTGTAGCATCACTTACAGTAATTTGGTCAGTGCCAGTATCGGTAGCCGTTACGTTTGCATATGGGAAAGTACCGTAAGCAGTAGAGTTTACTGGTGTGGTGAATGAAGAATCAGTATATAGAGAGAAAGAGTTGGATGAGATTACGTTAGCATAATAGCTGCCGCCGTTTAATTGTGTCATTCCCGGAACATTAGTTATAGTAACCAATGCTCCTTCAGTGAAGAAATTATCTTCTGCGGTTGTGATCACGCATGGGCTGGCTTTAGTAGCATTCTGGATTGAAGCACTTATAGTAGACTTAGGAGTCCAAGATAGATTACCTGTACCATCAGTTTCGAGAACATAACCAATTGCGCCGCCAGTAAGCTTGACGTTAGCAACATCACCTAGAGTTATTAATCCTCCAGCAGTGCCGCCACGATTTACCCAGTTAGTACCGTCGTAAGTAAGCAACTGACCATCAGCAATCGTAATATTACTAATGTTTAGATTGCCAACAGAACCATTAATCTGGTTGAAGTCAATAGTAGAATATGAGGTTAGAACTTCAATGTTCTCGTTTGGTGTAGTTTTACCAATAAACAATCGTTTAGCATCACTGGCCCAACCAAATTCAGCCTCATCTAACTGAGGCAGGTCTACCAAATTACCTGAACGTTGTTGGATTTTTGAAATTTGTACAATTGCCATAAGCGTAATCTTTATCCATTGATTACACTTATTTATGCTTTGGCGTTCTTAAACGAATTTGGTGTAGTATTCTTCTACTCGTTTCCACCATCGATCAGACCAAGTATCGAATTCATTGCCTTCTACAATAAACTCTTGATACTCACCTGCTGCGGAGCACATAAAGATTACGCCCTTACGAATCTTTGTACCATAGACCTCATTATGTGCGTTGGCATATGCTGTCAACTGTAAGAAATAATCTTCAATCCATTCACGCTTCTTGGGCTTGTTAGTCTGCTTGTGGTCCATGATAGCTTCATCAGTACCATGTATGCCAACTAAGTCTGTGGTCCCAGCATAAATTTTAGGAAAATATAAAGATACTTCCGTGCCCCAGAACTCGGGGCAGTTGGATAGGCCTTTAGATATGATTGTATGCGCCATCGAATGAGATTGCTTGCTATACGGATTGCTTCCGGGCTCACCTGTTTCTCCATTAAGTATATAGTTCTCTAGATACTTATGCATTCTGGTGCCTCTTCCAGCCGCTTCGGTTGTAATTTCTTTGGCTTTTTGTTCACCTACTCGTCGGCGCCATTCGATCAGTGCCTTCTTTGCTTCAAGTGGTTTGGTTGCGTCAAGAATTGTAGTGACGCTCGGTAGCTTTTCTCCGTCTGGAGTTACGTACTTACGACCTTCTTCGGTCGATTCTCGCTTCATTTCATCATATGAAAATTTATTAGTTATAGCCAATCTATGTCTCTCTTAGATCCAGGGGAGTAGCGTTCAGCATACTCCTGTAATGTAGTAAATTCTTGATTAATTGTTGAGGGCTGTCCATATCGCAATAGCAATTCACCGTAAATATATGACGCCATCTCCGACTGAGCAATCACATCATCATGTCCGCACGGGAGTCGAGGATGCTTACTAGAAATTTCTGATAAGTTTTTAAGCTTGAATTTATCAGAGTATACCTTCTGGTAAGGAAGAGGATAACGCCTTGCTACATCGCTAAGCATATCATCTGAGTCCGGCATAAAATCAGTAATCAAATAGTTAATGTTATGTAAATTAAGAAAATCTAAAACATATGATCTAATCATTAGCTTTTTACATGCTGAGACAAATGGATCATAGTTGTAGATACTAGCAAACGAGAAGTCTTCGTGTTTCATGTAAGCAGGATCATCTTTCATGCTTACAACACTGTAGTCACCTTCTTCTCTGAGGTATTCCTCTCTCCGAGAAGAATGCGAAAAGGCCAATACATAGAATGGATTGCTAGTTGAAGAATTTAAATAGTGATACTCGTACAGTCGGCGCATTATTCTATCGTTTCCGCCGCCACGACTACTAAGATTGACAACAGGTACATTTAGCTTTTTAGCTAATAAAGCAGGCCAACTATCTTGTCTGGGATTTTCAAGGCCTTGTCCATAAGAAAGACTACAACCTATCACTACTATATGAGATATAGTAACATTCATTTGCAATTAGTATAACAACAAATTTGATGTAATTCAACTGTTATGGTTATTTTTTAAGGGCGTGTTTAGCCATCTGCTTAACAGTTTTCTTGTCTTGATCTTCTGGTTGATCTAATGAGTCAACGTCTCCGTAACCCTTGAATACTACGTTGTTACCTTGAATATTGTGAATCAAGTCTTTTAGTGGGGGAACTTTAATCATGTTGTATAGGTCATCGGTATCTAAGATGACATCATAGTTTTGAAAATAATCCAGCAAATCATCGACGGAGTAGTTGTTTGGATCAACTTCTCCGTCGTTAATTTCTTGTTCTAATTGATTTGTTAATGCGACAATTTGAGCAGTTAATGCGCTATTTTGTCTAGCATCAAATTCAAAGAGAAACATTATCTCTTTGCTCTACCTACTCCACCTGTTGCTGGTTCTTCATCATCAAGATCAGGGATGGGTGGAAGTTCAGCGCCGGGTTCTTCTGCTGGTGCTTCGGGAGCACCAAGTTCGCCGCCAGCATCTACATCAAGATCAACATCAAGTTCTTCTTCGCCGCCTAGACCAGGAGCTGCGAAAGCATCAGCGCCGGCTTGTCCAGTGAGTCCGCCCAATGCTGCCTTCAATGAAGTCTGAGCCTGCTGTAATGAAGAATTGAGTTGAGTCAATGCTTCGGTAGCTGACTGACTGAAAGCATCACTTTCGTTAACGCCGATTTCGCTCTGGATCGAATCTACAAGAGCAGGAAGTTCCTTAACAAGCATGTCGTTAACATCTTCATACATCTTCTGTACCGAATCGATCATATCCTGAGCAGCAAGAATTACCTGTGATTTTTCGACTTCTTCGTTCTCAACAACAATACGAGGAGCCTTAGCAACCTTCATGTGCTGTGTGAGGGCCTGTTCCATGAACACGAGCTTCAAGTAAGCAGGATTAGTCTGAGCCTTGTGAAACTCAGGCGAACGCTTTGATTCAGCGATTAGTCCCTTAACCTTAGATAGCATAGCTCTAGTCTTGCTTCTGTCTAGGTTAGATGGGTCAAAATCTACTGAAAAGCTTTCTTTGAGTGCTTTAACAGCAACATTTTTATTGTCAAGGTCATTAAGTCTCATAGGTTATTCTTCCGTGTTTGATGTAGTATTTATCATAGATAATTAAATTTAGAATCCTTCTTAAGGAAATTTTTATCCTGAATTCTCTTAGAACTATTTATATAGTTGTTTAGTTCTGACAAAATCATCCTGCGCTTAAAAGTATCTTCTTGTAGCTTTATAGCAGAGATTGAGGTAGTAAACGAGTTCTTAGATTTTTTAATGATGTTCTTGTGTACAGCAATGTCTACAGCGATACTAGTAAGTTTCAAGTCTAGCTTTTGAAGTATGTTTGCCTCAGAATACTTTCCTGCGTTATGAAGGATACACCAAGCTGTAGCTGCTTTTAGTGAGGAAAAATCTAATCTATCGGTTGAATTCAAGCAATACACTTTATAGTACGTCAGGTTGTTGATGACCACATATTTACCAAATAGGTAATATGTTCCGGTGTTATCCTGCGTAACCAGCACTTCTTTAAGTTCAGAGCTAAGCTCCGATTCAATGAAGTTGGCAAGCTTCTTTACTTTGTTCATACTACCTCAAAATGTATATTCTTTAATTCGACTGTTGTATCTAAAAATTTAGGACACAATGGATGTTGATTGTCACACATTATCATAGGAACTCCGTTACAATCATTGTAGAGAGAACCTAATGGTATAATACCGTTTTCAAACACACTAGCATGTTGAACTTCAAACTCAAACTTCCAGCAGTACGTAGGCTGATCAGTGTCGTATAAAAATCCAAAGTACTCAAACGACTGACTATCCATTTCAAACTTAGTCGGTAACTTAACTATTTCAGGCTGCGATCTAAGAGAAATGACCTGTAACACAGTATCAAAATTACATTGTGTGTTTCTCTTGCGAAGCCATGAGTCAACATCGTCCTCAGTAGGTTTGGATCTATTCATCACTCCAGTATGAGTTATGTCAAACAGTGTATGGCATCTTATGCGGTACATACGAATATTTAGAGTAATAAAAAACCCGGGAATAAATTAATATTCCCGGGTCCTATTATGTTACGATTACCAACTATTAGTTAGTGAAGGTTGCCGAAGCAGCTACCGATACGTTTGCGCTTGTCCAAGCTGCTGTCAAAGCAGTGTCAAGGGTAGCAGTTGTCCATGCACCAGTTGGGTACACAGCAATTGCTAGAGTGTCGTCGGTTGCGTTGGTGTATTCATACATGTATACAGTAGCAAGCTGCTGAACAGTCTGGAATACTGCGTTGATGTTGTCAGCTACCTGTGAACCATTGCCAGTGATTGTGAAGAAGTCAAGCTTTGGACCCTGAGGCTGAACGGTTACACCTGAGTCGATTGCTGAGGTTGAACCTTCGTTGGTGTATGATGGTGCGTCGAGCCATAGAACTTGCTGGAAGTCACCGTTTACTCTTGTGAATTGTGCCATTTTCGTTTTCCTTATATAAATGTGAGCGCATAGCTCATAATTTTATTTATTCCTAAACGAAAAAAACTCGGTTTTGATTACTTTTTCTTAGCAAAATGGGCAGTGCTAAAGCCACCGCGATTGACTAGTTTGACTAGTCCCTTGGGTGTATTGAATACAAATCCCTCGCCGCCTGGAGCATCGCCAATCGATTGTTCCACGCCAGTAACTTGCTGTTCTAATTGACCTGCTAAGTTATTTTTAAGATTTGCGATAGCAAAGTATAGGTCAAATAGTGCGTCCAATTGATCTTTGTTTTGTACGAGATAACCGTCACCGTCTCCTACTAAGAAACGATACTGCTTTCCACTAACGTTGTTTTGTAGCCACTGTTCGATTGGAAGATTTGTCTGATTCGTAGCAACGTGACCTAAATATTTCTGTAATGCGCTTCTAGCTACACCATCCATTCCTTGTAAGAACTTATCTAACTGTCCATTACTAGCAAGTGCTTGATTTACCTTAGCGACTTCATTTTTGGGAGCGGTTAGAGCAAAGTCGATTCCCATATTAGGTGTAAGAATAGCAACGTCTTTGTTGCCTGATAATCCTTTGCCATTCCAAGGAGTAGGCTTAGCAGCAACATCACTATAATATTGGTGTACTGCTACTCCGCCCTTAGTTCCTGCTATAGTTTTCCCTAGCTCACTGTTAGCGGGCACAGCATATTGTACAGTGTTTGGCTTGAAGACATACTTTCCATTTTGATTTGGAAGCTGCCCTGCCCACATTAGGTCTCCCCAAAAGAATCCCTTACTATTTCCTACTGCTGCTTTCAACCCATTCCAAATAGCAGTTAATTTTGGATATAGATCAGGGCGACTCTTGCCTCTGCTAGCATCGTATTGCTGCCAAAACTTGGGGCTTGTTCCTAGATACTCAGGGCCTTTATCAAACATGTATTTGTCTGAGACAGTGAATTGACCCTTGTCGTTGTATCCAAAGATAAGTGCTGGAAAACCATCCCACTTGATAGTGAGTGTTTCTGGATTTTTGATCACCCAGTATAATGATTCAACTGCGTCTCTGGCTGAGGCTAGACCATCAAATACAGCATCTTCTGGGTGAGGTGTGCGGGGGCTTTTTGCCTCGTTTAGTGTGGATTCGTTTAGTAACTCAGCTATTTTCATTTTACAATATCCAACAGTGTTCGAAACCAATCAACTGAACCTACACTTTCGTTAATCTTGATATCAGTGGGGACACCTATATCTCTGATTACTGAGTTATCAGCAAAGTCACTAAGAATAGCTTGTGTCATTTCTGGAGAGTAATTCTTATCCATTGCTTTTCTTAATGTTTCATATGAATACAAATCATCTGCTGAGTCTAAGTTTAACACACTAGCAATTTCATCTGGATTTTTGTAAGGTCCGGCGATGATTTTGTTATTGTTCTTTTTAGTGTACCCGTCGCCCTTCTTATTAGGTTCAGGAGTTCTTAATACTCTGATCAACCCATCAGTGGGACTCCACATAAATCTTTCAGACTTTACTGGTCTACCATCTGATAGTTTTTCTTGTGAGTCTTTGCGATCCAAATGTGCTGCGATGGTAGAAATAAGAATGTTTCTAAACACTCCCTTATACTTACTATCTTTTTCATGCGGAGCATGATAGAATGTCTTCAACCAGCCCGGGTCGCCGGGCATAAAGTCTACTTGAACATAACCCGTTCTTGGTTTGCCTTCTACTTTCTTGTTAGGATCATAATCTGCGATCTTGACCTTTGTCATGATAACAGAACTTTTAGCAATGTCAAGTACCTCAGGAATATTTTTTAGTTTTTCTACGAAAGCAGGAATATCTTCTGGCTTAATTTCTAGCGCAATATCGATATCACCAGAGAACTCTTTTTTGCCGACGCTACCTAGTGTATTATTCTTTAGGTCAATTCCTAAGATTTTTTCTAGACTATCCAACGTGGGTTCAATCTCATCGATGTGGATTGCTCCTACGCCTGACATAGCGCCGCCTTCGTTAAGAATAGTCATTACTTCTTACGCTTTCCTTCAGCTACGAGACCTGCGCTAGCACCTAGCTGAGCAGCTTTTGCTGGCTGTAACGTCTTAATAAACTTGTTGTATAGGTCAGGGTGTGCGTTAGCAAGTTGGTCTAGATCAGCCTTTACCTGCGTGAATGCTGTACCCGCATCCACTGCGTTTTGTTTAACTGTCTGAACATATTCTTGGGGCGCGCCGGCCGGGATGCCTGCCTTTGATAGCGCCAAGCCAATTTTTGCTAAGTCGGTTAAATGCTGCTTAACATTCTTTGGATAATCTTTTTGTAGTTGCTCAAGCTTTTGCTTAATGAGCGGCTTTCTACCTTCCCATTGAACCCCCTGCATATATTGAGCAAACCAATTCATCATGTAATCAGAAATAGTCATCTGATTATCGTCTTCGTCAATGTTAATGATGCTTTCAAAGACTCTATTCATCTTATCATATGAAGATTCTTTGATCTTGATTCCAGCACCGCCCGATGTAATACCACCTGGCTTACTAGCAGCAGAAGGACTAGCAGAAACAGTAGTCTTTGGCTGATTTAATGTAGGAGTTGAAAATGGACTAGCCGGAGCAGGCGGCTTAGTAGCAGGACCAGCATTTGGTGCGATCTTACCGTAATATTGCTGTCCTGGCTTCGCAGCAGGTGTTGCGCCAGCTTGTTGCGCCCCGGCTGCCGGCTGTGTTCCGGCAGCCGGCTGAGCAGAGGCAGCAGGCTGAGTGCCGGGCGTCTTGATATTAGCGTTGATGAGTCCCCCATTAAGACCGTTATTAAGTGAGGTCATGGCATCTTGAATAAAGTCTTTGATGAAAATATCTTGTACTTTAGTTTGGTAGCTTCCTTGACCGGTCATTAATCCTTTGATGCCAGAAATTATACCTTCTTCAATCTTGTTAAGTTCATTTAGCTTCATTTTTCTTCCTCAAAGACTTTGTGAATCTAGCTTGATCTTTGCTCTTGATAGCACTCAAAAGCTTTTTTTCAAGAAGTTCTGCCTTTTCGGAAGAATAATGCTTTTGCATTAGTTCAATCAAATTGATAGCACTAGTAATAATATTGGACGCACGGTTTTCGATGACATTGTTAATGTCACGGGTGTCACCAAACGCTTGTAGCTCCTCAAGAAGACTTCTTGTTTTCTTTTGCATAATTATAAAGATCCTGCTGATAGTATTTAGTCAAAAACTTAATTTTGTTTCTTAATTGAGTTAAGCAATGACTTTAATTTTGCGCCCTGTACATCGGCTACTACCTTAGATTCTTTTTGCTCTAGTTCGGTATGAACTACTTCGTTAGTGGAACCAACTTGACTAGTTGTTTTAATTTGACTTAAGATTTGATTTGGTGTAGGTTGTTCTCTTCCCTCTTCTGGGTCACTATCACTAATACGCATAGTTTCAATGTTATAATCCAAGTCAATCTTTTGACCAACACCCGTTGAACTACGACTTTTCATACACTGAATCTGATATTTTCCACGCTCTCTCATAGATCGACTTGTAAAGATACCAAACACATAGTCAGCAGTATTGATCTTTGAGATACCACCTGCAATGTGACTATGATCGAATTCGATTTCTTCAACTGCGCTACGATTCAACTGTGACGCAGTGATCAATAATACACCAAGTTCCTTCGCTAAGTTGCGAAGTTCTTCCGACACATACTTGTCCTTGATGAACTGGTCGTTTGGATTGACCTTAACAGACACTGGCATAACGAGGTCAAGATAGTCAATCATTACAAAGTCAACTTTGATACCAGTCTGGATCTGTACTTCCTTAATGTAAGAACGAATAGCGTTGACATTGCTCTGTGCGGGCAATGCTTTAACACGATACTTACCGAACTTCTTACCAGCCATCTTGACCTTAAGTTCAGTATCATCCATGTTCTTACGAATGTCGCGGGTACTCATATTAGTAAGCATGGCGTCAGTACGAAGTGAAGTCAATTCTTCACTAAGTTCAAGAGTGATATAGACACCGCTGAGACCCATGCTCAACCAGTTAAGTGCGATATTCATCATGACAAGTGACTTACCAGAACCCGAACCACCTGCGAAGATGTTAAGTTCGCCGCGACTCATACCGCCATACATGACTCTATCAAGCTGAGGCCAGCCAGTAGACACCTGACCACCCGCGTTGAAATACTTGTTCAATCGATCCTTAGGATCAGCGAAATAGTCTGTACCCATGTCTCGCTGTAAGCTGATTTGAACAGCGTCCTTGACTAATTTCTCAACTGGGTCAAACTCACCCTTCTCAAGCAAGTCTGCTGCTTTGAGAATAGCACGTTCAAGTTCCTGACGCTTAGTGAATGCCTCGAATTCTTCTAAGAACCAATCATAATGACCATCAGTTAAGTCTTCAATGGGTTCAATAGCTTCACCTGTAGTAGCCTTAATCTGAGTTTGATCGGGCATAATGCTATACTTCGCAGTATGCTCAACAATAAACTCCGCAACATTTCTAAGACTACGATCAAAGTTCTCTGGATTCATGATGTTCATGACACGAGTATACAACTCGGCATTTGTGACCATCATTTGTAGGAATAGTCGTTGTACGTCTGTATTATATTCTTTTAGCAAGTTTCTTCCTCGTTAGTTCCAGTTTAATCTTACTGTTTGTAGCGTTCTGTAAGATGCTTAATAATGTTGCCAATTTGCCATATTTTATTACAGCATCATTGGCGTCTTTGATTCCTTCTTCCCAATTGGGAAGAGAGACATGAAATCCTAATTCTAATGCTCTATCGCAAATCGTTAATCCTGTCTTATCTAAGTCAGGGACAACAATGACTTTTCTATTCAGTCTTCGTAATATCTCTGCTTGTTCGTCGCTTATTGTATCATGGGTCAACGCACAGGCGTTAAGAGAAAGGGCATCAAATATACCCTCTACGACTAAGCAAACTTCCCAATTTGGCTTCTGGAAATCGTAACCAAATACATATCCCGTCTGTTGTTCTTTGATGAACTTTGGCGTTCTGTTATCTAGATATCGACTCGTATGACCTACGATCTTCCCTTCGAAAGTATAGGGAATGATGATTCTATTATTGTTTCTGCCATGCTCGTTAGGAGTAACCATGAACGGATATTCGTCATACTTAATACCGCGACCATGTAGATAATCTATGAATACTTTGTGTTTTTCGTTGTTCGGGTCAATAAGTTCCGCATCGGGAAGTGTTAGTTCTTTGAACTTTACCTTCTTCTTTTCCTTGCGAACCTTAATAATATCAAGCAAATCTTTCTGTTGTATACTTTCTAGATTCCACTTAGCAATTTGATTCTGTTCAACTCCGCACCAAGTTAACAACTGTCTAGTATTCTTACTGATACTCTTGCCTAACTGAAAGCCACATTTAAAGTTACAATTGAAACAGTGATAGCTCCAGTTTTCTCCATCAAACCTGATACCGCCCCGCCCGCGCTTATCGGCTTTGTGTCCTCGATGATGGCAGCATACCGCGTTGAAGCTAGTCCAACCGCTAGAGGTAAGCTTCTTCTTTCCCGGAATAAGGGTCAAGATATCAAACATGTCTTATTGTAGCATTAAAAGTGTTAACGAGCAAGTATATTGGTTACCGCACCTGAGTTACTTGTGAATTCAACTTTGACGAATGGGTGATATCCATGAATAGTATATCCCTTAGTCTCAGTAACATTAGCTAAATCATCATCATTGACAATAGGATACCAATCACCGTCTACAATGCTGGATCCTAATATAGCAACATTTCCATAGTATTCTTCATATCTGGTTTGTATTGTTAATATTGGATTATCTTGTGTGTTGATAATACTTGTGTAATATACGTAGTTGCTGTTTCCTGAGCTATTGCTGATATTGGGGAATGGCTGTCCTGTAGGAATCGAAACACTCTGAGAAGGAACAAAGGATGGAAGCACTGAGTTTACAATGTTCATATCCCCTCTTGCTCCCGCATTCTGATCTACGAATACTGGAAAATCAAACTCACCTACTGGAATCTCTAACGAGTAATATGCCTTTTGAGCATCGATATCTTCAATGTCAGCAGCATTAAGATTTAGTGAAGCAATGCCTGTTAATGCGAAATCTAAATCTAATGCTTTTCTGATAAGCACTTCGGTTCCGTTGTAGTTTAGTATTCTACAAGTAATACTTTTACCAGTAATGTCTACTGGCTTTTGTTCTTGGTTCAAGAACTGAAACTGAATCTTGTTATCTACACCTTTGTGTAGTGTTAATGGTTTGGCATATACAGGCATATACTTCCTCGGTGAATTCCCTGAGAGGAGTACAACAATTTGACGTTGCGTATATATGAATACAGATGTTGTGTACACTTAAATCTCCTCAGTCAAGTATTTATTCCCAAAAATATTACTTTGGGTAAAATGGTGTAAATATACTTTGTGAGCATGAACGAAGAATTTTTTAAGAAACTGAGTGAAAACCATCCCTATATTTCCATTTGTTCCTACGCAAGTCAAGACTATGTAGGGATAATACAAAATAGGGACGACACCGTTACAACTATCTATGACTATGGCGCGATTGTTCTTCCAGAATTACGTGCTAGGTTTTTAGAATTAGGTGATATATGGTGGTGGGAATCGAATAGAACGATTCCCATTAACATTTTCTTAAAAGAAGAATGGATGATATTCAAACCCTACTTAAGAACATTCAATAACAAGAGTCTAACAATCATTCATGGTCCTATTGTTAGCATGAACGAATTCATCAAGAAACGCTCAAAGCGTAGAAGCATCACACTTGTTAAGCGGATGCCCTAGCTTTCTTCTTTAGTTCTTTATTTCTCTTATCCTTAGCCATCTTAAAGCTCAAGTTTCCTACTCTCTGATCAAACGTAACCCCAATCAAATGATCGTACTCGTGTAGGAACACTCTACATTCGAAGCCAGTCAATTCACGTTCAATAACTTCACCTGTAATAGTATGATACTGAACTACCGCACTAGCCGGGCGCTTAACTTTCATAAACAAATCAGGGAAACTAAGGCATCCTTCCAAGTCATTATCACGTTCTTCTGACAGTGAAACAATCTTAGGGTTGATACAAGCAACAAGCTTGATAAAGTTGCCCATGATAAAGAGTCGCTTCTTAATACCAACCTGAGGAGCAGCAAGACCTACTCCACCGTTGTTGGTCATAAAGATTGACATTTGCTTTACGAGGTCTTCCGGGCTACCGTCAACTTCAAAGTCCCATTCTTCTGAGACTTCAAGTAGTTGTCTATGACCTTCAGGTAGTAATTCTAAGTTATACTCAGTCATTGGTTGCGTCACCCTTTCTATAGCTATACCAAATTGTATCGTGCGGAGTTTGGATTGAGAAAGATTCTTGTTCTAGCTCAACACGCAGTCTTTCGGCAATTTCAATTGCTTTTTCAATAATAGAAGCAGGGTCAGCAGGGAATCTAGGATAGTTGATTAGTCCTACTTCAACGCCAGCCTCTTGTCCATCTTTGTAAACATAGAGGGTGGGCTTTATAGTAACGCAATATCCCACTTGGTTACAGTATTTTTCCACAACTTTTATTGCCTTAGGATATCTACCCGCAATATAAATTGTTACAGGGAATGAGGGAGCTTGTTTAATTAGTGGTTTCATAAATTAATACCGTGTTCTCTTAAAATGTGTATATAGTAATCTTCGCCCTTATGTACACTATCTACGAAGTGATCTGCGGCGTTTTCGTCTGCCATATCGCTGATATACTTATAGCAAATAAACTCTACGTTTGCCATTTGACACGCTTTGGCAATACTAAACGCTTCCATATCAACTAAGTCAGAGATTATACCATACGTATCAGTTACGAAATTGTCACCAGTACTTAAGCGAACCCCATCGGTTCCTGTCTTGATTGGGGCATGTAGTTCATCTATTTGAGGACCAGTGAGACAACCACCTAGGATAACATCACGCTGGCTAAAATAGGTACACTTGTACAGTTTGCCCGGCATAACTCCTATGCCACCAGCAGTGCCAAAGTTAAAAACTCTATTAGGCTTGTATCGTTCAATTAGTGTAGCAGCAGTAATAGCGGCGTTCACCTTACCCACACCCGTAAAGAATACATTGGGGATTCCAACGAGATTCGGTGCCTCTTCGGGCATTGCCAACAAGATAATATCGTTCATCGTATCACTATTCCCGGCTTTAGGTTGTTCTCTCGGTCTTGAGGTGTCGTCCAGAGTTTGCCGCAGTCTGGACAGTGCCAGTTAATCCAGTATGAATCTTGACTAGGATCATAATTTCCAGTATCTCCCCTATATTGTTTTGTCACATTAGGGTGGATACATGTCTCTCGCAAGTCACAAAGTTGACCAACTAGCTTATCAATCTTGTCACTAATAGATTGGCGCTTGCGCTGAACCTGTTTAGGAGTCATAGTCTACCAACGAAATCATCTTTACACCGGTTTCACGAATCTTGTCACTGCCACCGAGGAACTTCAAGTCAATGACACAAGCATAATAGATATCTTCTGGATTGACTCCGAGACGAATCAATAATTGAATGATTGCTAGAGCCGTGCCACCTGAGGCATTAACATCATCGATGATGCCGACCTTACTACCGAACCCGATATCGGTGTCACCCTTAATTTCAAGAGTTCCACTAGCATACTCGTATTCATAATCTTGACTGATAATCGGGGGCGGAAGCTTGCCTGGCTTACGAATCATATGAAAGGGAAGTTTAAGTTCAGCAGCAACAGGTGCTCCCCAGATGAATCCTCGTGCGTCAGGGGCAGCAATACAATTTACATTGTTTTCTGCCATAAAGTTCTTGAACTGATCTAATGTCCAGCGAAAGTCGCCGGGCTTAGTCAGAACCTTACTAAGGTCTTTGAAGTTTACGCCTTCAACTGGCCAATCTTGAATTTCAACAATAGATTCTTTAAGCATTTTGTTCCTTTAAAAGATTCATATGAACTACAACCAACTGAGCATATGCTACAGCATGGCTTCGTTTAAAGCTGTAACCAGTGTGATCTTTGTCCCACACAGTTTCGTTAATTTCTTTCCAAGATTTGCCAATCAGATATCGCTTTGCCGGACGAATAGCAGCGAGAAACATTGCCAATCTAGGAATACTATCGATGGGTTCGGGCATACGCTGAATAAGATCATATGAATTGCCCAAGTGAATTAGTTGTTCGACTATACTACGTTTTTTAAGCATGGACCAATCTGGTTCAGCCATCAATTCTATCAAATGTTCTTCACTCTTAACCTGGTTATAGATGTGAACATTAAGTAAGTCTAATTTAAAATATCCGCGTTCTTCCGCATCCGCATAATGAAGGGAAGACATTTTGTTTACTGGATCGTATGGAATGTCAGTGATATACACCCCGGTCGGATGTTTACGTGCTGGATCAACATTTCGCATACTCGCAGGAATATGCTTGATGACCGCTAACAGTTTGTCGCGGTCACCTAAGTCAATGTCGATATCACTGTCAATTCGCATTTTTCTTTTTCTTATTCAGTAACGTTACTGGCTGTTCCATCCTAGGCAATCCGCAATCAGCACAATGGCATGCTGCGTAGAATCTAGGACCATATCCATCATAGCCTGTCTCAACTATTTCAAAACTAGTCCAGCGATGCCAACCAAAGCGACATTTAAGAGGCTGAATGGGCTTCAACCCCTGTAACGTTCGCCATGTGTTTTCTTTTTCTACATTCATCGAATGTGAGTCATGCCTGCTTGAATAAGCTTCTGATAAGCTTTCTGTACAACAATAGCCTGACGCTCGGCGTCCTCTACTGCCTTGTGGCTCGTAATGTGTCCCCCGTCTTTCAGAGATACGCCAGCAAGGTCATAGATGGTCCGACAGTCGCGGACGTTCCAGAACTGCCAAGGATACTTCATATCAAGATCACGGAATGCAGATTCAGCAATCACGATATCGAATCCACTACCGTTACTCCAAACCTTATCATGACGGTTCCAGCAGAACTGATAAAGCTTTTCCATTGCTTCACGATAGCTAATGCGATCACGATCACCCATAGCTTCTTCAATAGCTTCTGGGCTTTGCTCACCCCACCAGCGAAGTGTATCATCGCTGATAGTGCGATTGTAAAGATCAGTCTGTTCTTCCATAGTTGGACGAAGCTCAAGCTTCTCAATTACGCCGACCCCGCGAGGGTCGAAACGAACAGCACCGATTGTAAGGATAACAGTGGAAACGTCGGTACTGAGTGTTTCCATATCGATCATAATATGATTAGCCATTAGAACTCCAAATATTGTCTATCTTTTTCACATCTTCCATTATATCACCGTTTAGGTAATTAAGCAAGAGCATAGGTCGTGGATTGGGCGAAAAATTGGGCATACTAGAATGAAGCAATCTACAGTTGTACATCAATACACTACCTTTTGGCATATATTTCTGTTCGCAAAAGTCATAAAAGTATTTGTTATACGCCCCGTTATAACACAAGTCGATATCCCAATCGGGTTCATGACTATGTGGCACAAATCCAGTTGCCCCTTGTTCTGGACTTGTATCTTGTAATGACACAATACACTGTACGCCCAATAATCTAGTATCCATGTTCCACTGTTTGAATCGATGAGGGGTGTCAACATGAGGATTAACCCACTTGCTGTCACCGTTAATAGTTACAATGTCGCTGGCATACCAAACTGCGTTGTTAAGTTCTTTGTTTACCCTAGTAATTAGAAAGTCATTGATTAGTTTAACTTCTGACCAATCCATAACCATTTGACTCCACCAAACGCTAATATCAGGTAAGTCTTTAATCTTTTCACGCTCTGCGTATGTTTTTCCAGAACTACTAGCACGTACAGGATATAAAGTGTTTAGCTTACTATTGATTCCATCAATCAAGTCATCAGGGATGACATTCTCAAAGAATAGATATCCTTCTCCATCTGTTAAGTCTGTGTATTCCACAATTTCTCCAATTCTTCATGTAATTCAGGAATGTAATCTTTGATGTTTCTGTTTCTAAATTTATCAGAGCTATTAATAAAATGCTGTAGTTTAGTCAGGTCGTATGTATTATGAATCTGCGGTTCCTTTAGCCATTCGATAGCTAGCTTGATAGAATTGATCATGCCTTCATTAACATGATCCATGGGATTTTCTTTTCGATAATCTTCTATCTTTCTGAGCAGACTTTCTCCTTTAACTATGCCGTTGTTTCTGTACTCAGGGGACAAGTATCCTACCATAGCATAGCTAGGATGTGTCACGTAATTAACAAAGACTGAACCATGCGTAGCTAATGTCTGGCCCTCACCGACCGAATATTGAGTAGAAAGATCAAACCAATATTCAAAAAGATCAAAACATTGTATAGCGTTATAGAGACTGACTGTACAACTCAGTCCGGCAGTGAACTCAGTTCCTGTTGCCCCGATTGAATTCTGTACCCGCTCAAACAAACTGCGTAGGGTAGAGTCTACCTTAGCCCATTTGAATGGATATCTAATATATTCGTTTACTTTTTCATAGCCATCAATAGAAACAGCAACATGAACTGATTTAAAATTCTTCCAAAGACTCAGTAGCTCGTCGGTTATTCCAGTTAGATTAGTCACATAACTAATCTTCATGTCTTTGCTTTTGCCTAAATCAACCAACTGCTGTAGATAATTTAAATGTTCTTCTGAAATTGTAGGCTCACCGCCAACAAAGCTAACCCTAACTACATTGGGAAAGGTATTGATTAATTCAGTTGTTTTATCATCATCAATGTTAACTCGTTTAGCAACTGAAAAATTAGTGTTCCATATGTAGTTGTGTTCTTTTTCCCAAAAGTCACTGGCTGATGGGTTACAGGTCATACACTTACTATTACATTTCGTTGAAAACGTAGTATCTAAGTAATATACATTTTCCGGATGTAACACTTCTGTTACAGGAATATCGTAATCCGCAAGCTCTCTATTCCAGATAGTTCTCATTGATTCGAAGCCGTTTTCCTCAGCCTCACTACAATTCTTACACACATCCGGATATATACCGTCGCTTAGCTCTTTGCGTAGTCTACGCAATCCAGAGTTATTAGCATTATCAATTATGCTACTATATTCAGTTCCATCACGGTACTCGCTATCCCACTCGTTCATTCTAACATTACAGCAGGGGATATATCTACCGGAAGCATTGATACAAACTGATCCAAATGCCTGGGTACAAAAGATAGGTTTATCTACCATTTTAATAACAGCCAAGTTTTTTCTTCGTCACTTTTCAAGTAAATTCTATACTGACTGTTATTTAGATCGGTATGCCAAGTCCAGTGATTATTAAGTGTTACATCTGATAACCCATTAGCTACACTAGGACGCAACTTTAGCCACAAATCTCTTTCACATGACAATCCCCATGTTTCAGAACATAAGCAGCGCAACGCAAAGAAGCCAAGATAACTGAACTTATCAGGTCTAAACGGTCTTACTGATTTTTCAGTTACAGTTACGTAATATTTGAACTCACTATGCCCACGGTGACGCTTATCTAACTTCGTGAATTTAAGAGTTAGATTCTCAGTGTTCATTCACAAAGTTTCCAAAATAGATAAGTCTTTTCGTCCATGAGAATGTATCCACTAACCTTATACCAGGAGCCATTCATTTTTGGTTCCCCATATCTTTCTCGGCACCATTTTTCCATTTCGCTACCGCCATATGCGTTATGGTCTTTAGGAAGAATACGAATGAAGGTTTTTTCTACCCACTGATCGTTTATCCAGACCTTCTTTTTGGTCTTAAGAAAATCATTAGGGCCAACATCAACTATTTCATAAGTTCCTTCGTAGGGAGCTAACCCCATCTTAGCTTGAACCATAAATAATCCTTCTCATATCTAAACTTGTACTTCAAATAGTTACCAGCATAAAACCATCTACAATGTTTATGATAACCATGTATGTTTTCTTCAATCCAAATCAACGTCTCAGTGTATCTAATAACAGTTTCAGCAGGATCTTGAATATGTAATATTACTTCATACCAACCTGGGTTAGTGCCGTCCCAACCCTTACGTCTATCATAGTATACTGTGATATCGTTTATTCCCACGTTAACCTAAACCAAACGTAATCACTTTCTTCTTTGAAAGCAAAGAACATAATATCTCCGCCGCCAATACTGTTTAATTCGTAGTTACCTTGACCGTCCCAAAAGCCGCGATGCCAATCATTGCGCCACTTACCTTTGCAATTCTTTTCGCACCATTCCATCATTTGTTCACATTGATCATGGTAAGGATGAACACCATGAAAACCATAGTCGCGCAAGCCTTCTGGATCTAATGGATAGATATGGTTATAGCCGTGGTAGAAGGTATGGGCCCAACGTGCCATGGGTCCAATATCAGGATCGTATCTGCGCTCATATTCTTTCCAAGTCTTGCAGCCGTGAGCCTTTAAGAACCTACGTTCATTGTGGTCCTTGTAACGTTGTTTAAGTTGTTCTATCAGTCCCATCTTAACAAAAACGCCAATCTGTCTTCTTCACTTTTAAACTCTAATATCATTCCTGTAAGCTTCCAACCCGGAACACATTTGTCAGCCCATGCTTCAATTTCTTCGCCGTGTTCAATGTAATACTTCCAGTCTTTGACTATGACTATCGGCGTCATAAACTTAGCACCACATATGAACTTCATGACCAATACAACTTAAACCACATAGCATCTTGTTCTTCGCCAAAATAAAATTCATAGACGGTATCTATTGTATTTGACACATCTGTAACATCTGTGATCGTTCGATACGAAAAAGACTTACAGTTTTGTATGGCCCACTGTTCCCTATCATTACAATCACAGATATCAGAAAACCTTATCGTGTATGTCACCGATACCTCAACAAGAAAATTGTATACTTGTGTTCATCGATTACTTCAAATGCTTTGTCCTGCCAATCGATCAAGCGCAAACCATATTCTGGTTCTGATATCTGATTACAATATTCATTTGAAATGCCAATCTGTCTATAGTCATAGGCTTTATCGATCAACTGATCGGTCCATGTATCAAACAGTTTAGCATCCATATGAAAGTACTTGTTCATAAATATCCCAAGATAAACGCAGTTGCCTCAGTTGGTTTATCAAAGATGAAGTCATAGTCCCAACGCTTCTTATAATGAAGCATATCTTCCCAAGTGTACCCTGCACCATGTCGAACTTTAATATGATAACTCATATTACGCTCACGGCACCAACCAAACGCTTCGGTAGTATTGATTACGCCCTGCACTCTAACGCAATATTTTTGTCCACGACGAACTAACTTGTGTTTAGTAACCTGCTGCATTCAATAGTTCCTTAACCTGACTGACAATTTCTGGATAACGCTTGAATCTGATAGCCCACTGTTCGGGATTGATATAGTCAATGATCATCTTTTGCTGGCTCTCATCTAGGTTCTCTAAGAACTCAATACCGCTTTCACTCTGATAAAGCATCCAAGGACTAATCTTACCGTTAGTGATTGCGTATGCTAGTCTGTTTCTGTTAGCATATCGCAAGCAGTCCTTTGTTTCGATACCGGCGTCCTTAGCAAGATCAATCGTTGTTTCAATGCTACGAGCAATTGCGTCCATGGCATCTTCTGTCTTAAGATAATCAATCAGAAACTTTGTGTAGTTAGTATCACTACACCAGTTATCAATTTTGATTTGATTTTTTAGTAGCCAATCAGCATACCGCGTGACATTGATACACTTGATTTCTACACAATAATGACCGAACTTGACAAAGGCAATGTAGTATGCGCTCTTTGTAAAGTCGGTGTATGTCTTCTTTTTCTTAGTGCCGGTGTTCTTAGCATAGAAGTTGAGCCAAGCTTGAAAGCCAATGCGATTACCGGGCTGATCTTTGTCTTGCCATCTACGCTTGTTTTCGCATAGGTGCTTGATCATCGTAGTTTCACGCTGGAAACTACGACCACAAAACTCACAAGAAAAATCGCTCTTAGTTTCCGAGGTCTTTTTCGTAGTCTTCAATGTCTTTATCTGTAATAAGCTCACTTAACAACTCTATTTCATCAAACTTTAATTCTGGGAATTTATCAGCAAGATACATCTTTTTGCGATGATTGTCAATAAAAACATCGGTGATAGCATTCAAGTCACTGTCACTTGATTTAGGATACACTTTCTTGAAGTAATCCTTAATCTCTTTTGACTTGGGCTTCTCTTTTAACTTAGTTACACGCTCACGGATATGCGGAATCCATTGATGAAACTGCTTACCAATACCAGGACTAGCAGCACACAACATCAACCATTGAAGCTTAGGATTCTTCTGTACAAACTCATTGAACAGATATTTGTTAGCATGATATTCGGTGCTTTGTAGATAATAGCTTTGTAGATCACCGCTACCCTTAATAGCACTGACCCAATGAATCAACATGAATGGCACGAACTTCTTTTGCTGTTCGGGAGTCAACCTATCATAATACGAATAGTCCTTGCGATCAATAGCCGCAAGCGCCTCAAAAAGATCAAATTCAATCTTTTCAAACTTTTCGTCTTGTGATAGTTTTTCTTTAGCCATTCTACGCCTCGTAGCTGTTATTGTTTGGATCCATGTCTCGGTACTTCAAGTACAATTCATAGATATAATCTATGTGATTATCCGGCGAACCCAACTCAATAGCAGCTTGGTGGTGCATAAACAACGCTGCCGTAATCACTTCTCGTTCTTTAGTATCCATCATGCCTTCAACTCATAATAAGGAAATTGTTGCTGCATTCCTGGACTATTCGGTGATACAAACTCATAAACAGATTCCAATTGTTCGCGGGTCCAATGATATCTGTCTAGATTTACTTTGTCGGTATCTACAAGCTTAATTATGCGGAGACCTTCAGGGGTCTTACACATTACAAAAGGATGGTCCGTAGTCATTACGTTCTAAGTGCCTCAATCGCAATAATGTGTTCAACAGCCTTACCCAAATCATCACCGTGATTTACAATAGTAAGAGTGGGACCGTCATTCTCTTTATAGCGATCTTGCTTGTAAGATTCAATAACAAATCCACCCGAAGCAGGATAAACAGTGAAGCGTACACTACTCTTGCCAGTAATGCCATCGTGTGCGCGGATAACATCACGGTCAACTGATTCAGTACGAGCATCTTCCCAGGCTTCACGAACCCAGCTATTAAACTTCTTTCTAAACCAACCCATCTTCTT